AGTAGTACGTACAACAGGTAGCTACTATGATTGGTCAATCAATCTATCAGCAGGTAACTTAGATGGTGTTGGATACATTGAAAAGTTTGGACGTAATGCCACAATGTCAGCAAACATTGAAACTATTTGGGACGGCAGTAACTTATACACTTACCTAACAACAGCAAGTTCAGTTTATGTTACATCAAGTGATGTGAATGATGCCCCAGGAGATACAGGTGCTAGAACTGTAGAAGTACAAGGACTTGATGAGAATTATGCACTGGCTACAGAAGAGGTCAACGTAGATGATGGTGCTTCAACAACAACATTTATTAGAGTATTTCGTGTTCGTACAAAAACAGCAGGTAGCAGTGGCGGAGCAGAAGGTATTATATCAGTTCGCTCAGCGTCTAGCGGCGGCGGAACTTTACTAGCACAGATACAAAAAGTTGGCACAGGTGGTGGTGCTAGTCTAGGACAATCATTTATGGCATTATACACAGTGCCAGCAGGTAAGACAGCATACATAACACAATGGATAGTAGGTGCAGGTGCTCAGAACGCAGACACTACAGCACTTTTAGTATGCAGAACATTTGGTGATGGTGGATTTAATTCCAAAGACATTATCATATCAGCAGGACAGCAGTTTGCCAAAGACTATAAAATTCCCCTACAGTTTACTGAAAAGACAGACATTGAAGTAAGAGGTTTTTCTAGTTCAGCAGGTAACGACTGTTCGTCAACTTTTAACATAATACTAATAGATAACCCAGCGTAATGTTTCAACGTATTGCTGTTCCCTTAGTGCGTAATCCTAGATGCCAGCAAGCTGTTGACGGACTTACAGCCAAAGACTTTCGTTATTACGACAAGGATGGCTTTGAGCTATGTCAGGCAGAACAACGCTACTACGAAGCGGAAAACCACCCTATAGAGCAAGATATACTTAATCATAGACTATGGCAAGAAGAATGGATGACCATTGACCATGATAGACTACACTTTGATCATGCTATGATCTTACACCGTTGTTCATACGAAGGCCAAGCTAGGGAACAACTTCAGGAATTAAAATCAACGATACCACAAGCAGACTTATTGTTACGTACTAAACCTCAATGGGGTTACGACTTTGATCTAGACTACATCACAGAAAGCGGAGAAATCTTTGAAGTGTTACATATTGAATGTGACTTCAACGACTTTGATGAGTTTCAAGATAAGTTATATAAATTTGAAGATCGTATAGAACGTATAGACTTTGAAGAGGCCGCTAGATCAATATGGCGTGAAAGAGACCAATGGCAACACCTCAAAGCATTCACACAAAATGACTGGAAAGCCAACCACTTATTAGGTTGGGAAAAATCTGAGTATACAGAAAAAGCCTTATAAGTAATAGTAATTATTAGTAACTATTGCATAAGGACGAAACATGAAGTTTGACGCATTAAAATTTAAGTTATATTACGACTTTATATTAACACAAGTTTACCCTGAACCTGAATCAGACTACCATAAGATCACTACATCAGAAATATATGATCTTATGATTAAACCTTTAAAACTTAAAAAGACAGCAAATATTTTAGACGTAGGCTGTGGCCCAGGATATTTCTTAGATGTGATGAAAAAGAAGAAGTTTAAAAAAGCTGTTGGAACTACAGGGTCAGTGGAAGACATAAAGATATGTGAGGACAAAGGCCATACAGTACGGCAAGAAGATATCAGTTTCTTAACTGACAAAGATGAATCACTAGACTTTATTTTTTGTAGACAAGTATTAGAACATTCACCGTTTCCTTATATTACTTTACTAGAGTACAATAGAGTTTTAAAACAAGGTGCTAAAATCTATATCGAAACACCACAACCAAACTGTGTTAGAAATCACGAAAGCAACACAAATCATTATTCAGTGCTAACTGATCGTATGTTAATGAACTTACTCATTAGAGCGGGATTTGACATTGAAGTTTCTAATAATTTAGAGTCAACAGCATTGGATAAAAAGACAGGTGAAGAGTTCAGTGAAAAAGCATATGGCATAGTAGCAGTTAAAAAACGGCCAATTGACGTTAAATAGTAGTATGGATATAGAACAACTTAAACATTTAGCAGGTGTAAATGATACTCCTACCATGGGGGAAAACATATCAAACACTGCCTCAGCAAAAAGTGAATATATGAAAGCACATAATATTCACCCGGGTACACCTGAATGGTTTAAGTTATGGTTCGCACAGCCACATCTAACTGGCGAAAATCCAATGCCGAGGAAGTAATATGTCTAAGTCACTAGACGGTGTATTAATCAAAAAAGCACATAAGAAGCAACAGTTCACAAAAAAAGAACTCCAAGAATTTAAAAAATGTGCTGATCCAGAGAATGGCCCAATGTACTTTATGAGTAACTTCTTTACCATACAGCACCCTGTACATGGCAGTATGAAGTACACTCCATTTGAATATCAAGAACGTTTAATATCAGCGTATCACGACAATAGATTTTCAATATCAATGATGCCTAGGCAAACAGGAAAATCAACATCAGCCGCCGGATACTTGTTATGGTATGCTATGTTCAATTCAGATGCAACAGTTTTAGTGGCCGCACACAAATATGCAGGTGCACAAGAAATTATGCAACGTGTTAGATATGCTTATGAGTCATGTCCAGATCATATCAGAGCAGGTGCTGTTAGTTATAATAAAGGATCTATAGAGTTTGACAACGGCAGTCGTATAGTAGCACAAACAACAACTGAAAACACTGGACGAGGTATGAGTATATCAATGTTATACTGTGATGAGTTTGCGTTTGTTAGACCTACTATTGCTCGAGAGTTTTGGACTTCGATATCACCTACACTTACTACTGGTGGTAAAGCAATTATTACATCAACACCAAACTCAGATGAAGACCAATTTGCACTATTATGGAAACAAGCAAACAAGTGCGAGGATGAGCACGGTAACGAAACAAAATTAGGCATTAATGGATTTAAAGCATATAGGTCATATTGGAACGAGCACCCAGACAGAGATGACGAATGGGCGAAACGAGAAAGAGGCACATTAGGTGATGAACGATTTAGACGTGAGATGGATTGTGAATTTATTATCAATGATGAAACACTTATTGCACCTACCAAGCTAATTGACCTAGCAGGAATAGAACCAATTCAGCAAATGGGGCAAGTACGTTGGTACGACAAACCTAAGAAAGGTGACATCTACGTAGTATCCTGGGATCCAAGTTTAGGAACAGGCGGAGACTACTCTGCAATGGAAGTTATTAACGCCAACACAACAACACAAATAGCAGAATGGAAACATAACAGAACTACTATTCCTGAACAAGTTCGTGTGTTTGTTGAAATTATCAAACACCTAAATGAAACAGTAGAAGACAATAATTCGATATACTACTCAGTAGAAAACAATACACTAGGTGAAGCGGCTCTGATTAGTTTAGCAGAATATGGTGAAGAGAATATACAAGGTATATTCCTAAGCGAATCTAAAAAAATGGGCAATGGAAAAAGATTCCGTAAAGGTTTTAACACAACAAATAAAAGTAAAATTGCTAGTTGTGCTAAATTTAAAAATTTAGTAGAGTCAGGTAAATTTAAAATTAAGTCAAGATCATTAATCAGTGAACTTAAAAACTTTGTAGCACATGGCACAAGCTATGCGGCCAAACCTGGTGAGCACGATGATCTAGTTATGGCAACAGTACTAGCAGTTCGTATGATGCAACAACTACAAGAGTATCATAAAAATATTGGCGAAAACTTACGTGATCATGATGACGATTTCGTAGAGCCACTTCCGTTCATAATGATTTAATTGTTAGGTTAGATAAATACACTTATGATATCATTAGAAACCACAAGACAAAAACTGTATGATTTACTAGTTGCTAAGAGCTTTGATTTAACTACTCGAGATGCAAAAGGTAAAGAAACAGCAGATCCTAAAAAAGCAGATTTATTCTCTTTTAACTATAAAGTTGGCGATAATAACTACGGTGCAGTAGTAGTTACTATTAGTTCATCAGGCGAGTTAGAAGTTTATTATGGTGATGTACTAGGCAAAGGAATGGAGTCAGAAGATAAATCAGATTGGTATGATTTCTTATATCAACTAAGACACTTTTCTAAACGTAACATGTTAGAGTTTAGTTTAAAAAATATGAACAAACTAAAATATGCTATGCAAACAATGGCACAAGTACAAGAGTCTAAATACTACGGATTCAAAAAAACATCATATACAAAACCAACAAAAGAAGCAAAACTTAAAATAATTCATTCAAAGCCAATTGATGAAGAACAAGGTGATCAGCGTTACAGAAATGTAGCATCATTATATGTTGAAACATCAGAGGGCGAACGTTTTAAATTACCATTTACTAAACTATATGCAGGTCGTGCTATGGCAAGACATGTGAGCGAGGGTGGTAATCCGTATGACAGTTTTGGTTCTTATATTTGTGAGCTTGTTGATGATATTAAAACATTAAGTACTTTTACACGATATGCACGTGGTCACGAGTGGCAAGATTCAGAAACAGCAGGTCTGGCTGAACGTGGTCTTAAGCACTTTGGGGACATTAAACGTAAAGTCAAATCAATGATCGGCAAACGTGGATATCATAGAGCACTTGAAGATTTTAACACTAGTGAAAAACCACAACAAGAAGTTGTAGATCGTGTACGCGAGTTATTCACAGAGAGATTATTAGATCAACGAGTAGAGTCAGCAATACCAGTGTTGGCCAAACTTGAATTAGAGGGTAAGTCAATGAAAGAAATTAAAGAATTTGAGTCGTGGGCAGAAGACATGTCTTACGATGTAAACGAAGGGTTTGATCCAGAAGAATTTGAAGGTAAAGTTACTGTTCCAGGACCTGGTGGTATTCCAACAGATATTACGTATACTGCTAAAGTAGACAACGAACAAAATCGTGTACATGTAACTAAGTGTTCAAACGATCAGTATAGAGATGAATGCCAAGATGACGCTGAAGCAGAGTGGGACGCAAGAGATATGGATGTTCCAATGGAAGACAAATATGTCGACGAAGGTAAAATGAAAGACATGATGTGGAGAGATGCAGAACGCATGGAACGTGAAGATTTTGTTGAAAAGTACGGTGAAGAGAATGGCGAGTTCTGGGACAACATCATGGCCGAGTCAATCGACGAAGGTAAAATGAAAGAACTGTCCACGGACATGGAAGAACTATCTGATAAAGAGTTTGAGGAAAAATATCAAAGTAAAAAATCAGACTGGTCTGAAGTCAAAACACCAGGACTAAGACAAGATCCAAACAAACCAGCATACATTGGCAAGATGAAAAAATATGCTGGTGACTTAGCCGCAGAAGCAGAAGTAACAGAAGACTATGCACCATCAGTAGGTGATCAAATTGTTACAGGCAAAGGCACTAAAGGCACAGTTGAAACAGTAACAGATGAAGCAGTTGAGTTTAGAACTGAAACAGGTAAACTATTAAAAACTGCTATTTCAAACGTTGAACCAGACGCAGTAAACGAAGATGATGTAGAAGAAGGTAACGAGTTTACACTAGCTCTTGCTAACGCTAAACGTGACGGCAAAAAAGAGTTTGAAGTTGACGGTAAAGTATATAAAGTAGAAGAAAGTCAAGTTGCACGTATAGTAGATTTGGTAAACTATAGAAAGTAACAGTATTGACAAACCCTCAAAAGAAGCACATAATTTAGTTTATGTGCTTTTTTTACGACCATTTGGTAAAATATACTCATATTACTATTGACAGCATAAATAAATTATATTACACTAGTATAGTGTTTTATACACAGGCACATTTAAGGCAAAACATTATGGCACATAAAGGAGAAACATACTATGGCAAGTTTAGCAGATATCAGAGCAAAATTACAAGCATCTGAGAACAATCAAGGTAACAACCGATCATCCGGTGGTGACAACGCAATTTACGCACACTGGAACATTCAAGAAGGTACATCAGCAACAATTAGATTCCTTCCAGACGCAGATCCAAACAACACATTCTTTTGGCAAGAACGAAATATGATCCGTTTACCATTTAATGGCATTAAAGGCCAGATGGATAACAAGAACGTATTAGTTCAAGTACCATGTGTAGAGATGTGGGGTGAGTCATGCCCAATTCTAGCAGAAGTTAGAACATGGTTTAAAGATTCATCACTAGAAGAAATGGGTCGTAAGTATTGGAAGAAGAAGTCTTATATATTCCAGGGCTTTGTTAGAGAGAATCCAATAGCAGATGATACTACACCAGCTAATCCAATTAGACGTTTTATTATGAGTCCTCAAATCTTTACTATTATTAAGTCAAGTTTGATGGATCCAGATATGGAAGAATTACCAACAGACTACAACGCTGGTTTAGACTTCCGTGTTACTAAAACACAAAAAGGTGGATATGCTGATTATACAACTTCAAACTGGGCAAGAAAAGAAAGTGCATTAACGGACCTAGAGCAGGCCGCAGTTAATGAACATGGTTTACATACACTAGGAGATTTTCTTCCTAAGAGACCAGGTGAGCACGAACTTAAAGTTATGAAAGAAATGTTTGAAGCATCAGTAGATGGTAGACAGTATGATCCAGAACGATGGGGTGCGTACTACAGACCAGCAGGTATGCAAGCACCACAGAATGCACCTACTATGTCAGCACCAACAGCAACACCAACAGCAACACCAACAGCAACACCAGTAGCGGCTCCAGTAGCAGAAACAGCACCTGCACCAACAGTTGCTCCTACACCAGCAGTAGCTACTGCACCAGAACCAGCACCAGCACCAGTGGCAGAGCCAGTAGCAGAAACAGCGGCGGCTCCAGCAGGCGGTTCTAAAGCGGAAGACATTCTTGCAATGATCCGTTCAAGAGGCAAATAATAAGTAGTTAGTGGCATGGGCGGTAAGTAATTTACCGCTCAGTCTCTTTGGATAACTAACATTATGAAAATAGCAATCACTGGACACACTTCTGGTATAGGTCAGGCATTAGCCAGAATATACCAATCTCAAGGTCACGAAATTGTAGGCATCAGTAAACGTGATGGAAATAATATACAGAACATTCCTAGAACAATCGCTTTAATTAAAGAATGTGATTGGTTTATTAATAATGCACAACACGGTTATTGTCAAACTGATCTTATGTTTGCATTATATAAGTTATGGCAAGGTCATGAAGGTAAGCAAATAATGGTTATAAGTACTGCAATGACTCTTAGTCCTGTTAGTACACAATCAGGTCTTGAGTATGAACAATATTATAATCAAAAGAAAGCATTAGAAGAAGCAACTAAAGTTTTAGCACATAAAGATTATTGGCCGCAGATAACAATGGTTAAACCAGGTGAAGTACACACTGGTGACCACAGTGGACCAATGGCAGTTGATGTTAACTTATGGGCCGAACAGTTAGTTAAATGTTTAGATGTTAATTCTAAATTAAAAGTATACGAAATTACACTAGGGCCTAGTTACATTGGACAGTAAAAAATATATAACTAATCGAGCATTTTGTCCTCTAGCTTGGACAGGAATATACGTTGACGCCGGAGGTGATGTGCGTAATTGTATACGTAAAACAAACCATCAATTGGGCAGTCTTAGAGATAACTCGATACACGAAATATTATCTAGTGATAAAGCAAACGACATACGAACACGTATGTTAAAGGGAGAGAAAGAACCTACTTGTGAATGTTGCTATAAGCTAGAAGAAGGTAAGAAAAGTTTTGATATAATCAGTGACAGAATATACTATCTTAAAGAACTAAAGAATGTTCCTTTTGATACATACGAAGATCCAAAAAACTTTGATCTAAGAAAAATTGATGTACGTTGGTCAAATCAATGTAATTTTGCTTGTGTATATTGCGGACCAATGTATAGTAACAAGTGGGCAAAAGAAGTAAAGCTACCAATAAAAGCACTTGATAGTAAAGGTGAGAGATTAACTGAAGTAAAAGAATACATTTTAGAGAACATTGAGCAGTTAGAAAATGTTTACTTTGCAGGCGGTGAACCTTTGTTGATGAAACAAAACGAAGAAATCATACAAGCACTGTGGGAAAGAAACAGAAATGTACAAATTAGAGTCAACACTAATTTAAGTAAAACAGGAACACCAATATTTGATTTATTATGTAAGTTTCCTAATGTACATTGGATACTAAGTGTAGAATCAATGGATGATGAGTACGAGTATATACGTACTGGCGGCACCTGGTCTGATTTTGTAGAAAACCTAAGCGTACTGCAAAAACTAGATCATAAAATTAGTTTTAATATGTTATGGTGTTTGTTTAACCCATGGTCATTATTTACAACCATTGATCACTTTCAAAGTTTAGGGTTTCAGAATAACAGTTACATTATAGGACCAATTGAAACTCCTGTATGGCAAGATGTTAGACAGTTTAACAAGCTCACACGTGACAAGCTAGCTAAAGAATTAGAGAAAAGAATCCAAGAGAAACCAGGGTATCTACTCGAAGATGGATATCATAACTTGTTAAAACATATCAAATCTCCTTTTACAAGAGATACTGACTATGTGTTAAAAGAATCAAACGATATGGATCAACGACGTAATTTAGATGCTAAGAAAATATTTCCTGAGGTATTTCAATGCTTACGAGACTAGATGACATACTGTACCCAAATAAAGTAGAAGTTATAGATTTTAGTTCTATAGGAAAATTCTTTTACCCAGTATTTAAGTGTGGAAATTCAACTCTTAGGTATGCCGCAGAAGATCAAAAATTTAGAACATTAGTCAATGAACAGATACGCAAATTAGATTTGATTGATGTTTTTGTTAGAGATCCGCGTGAAAGGTATCGTAGTGCCGTACAGACTTATATGTATTACATGGAAAAGGAAAATGTAGACTTTGATACGGTGTACTATTATTTAAGACAAGGAATAATGTTAGACCGGCATCTTGTAGGACAACTTAACTGGATTATTAATTTAGCACGATATATGAATCCACAAGCAAAGATTCAATTTCATAGCATGGCTATGTTAGATCAATATTGTAAAGGTCTTAACCTAGTAGCAGATAAGTTAACTACACTAGATGATCAACTGCTAGATGAGCTAGTAGATAATCCTTTATTAAAAAATCAATTTAGTTTAGATCAAATTATATTAGACGAATTAGTAGGTGATAGCTGGACAGTAAAACAAATAATAGATCATCTTAAAGAAAGAGACTTAACGGCATATACAGCTATCATAGGAAAAGCACATCATGTATTGCCCAAGATTTAAACATTTTGCTAGGTTAAACGAGGACGGTACAACTAGTCGTTGCGGTCATATGGTTGACGCACCTAGGTTTAAAACATTTGATGAATTAGAATCAAGCAACTGGAATAAACAACTACAACAAACAGAACAATGGCCTATAGAATGTGTTAGGTGCCAAACAACAGAGCAAACATCAGGACAAAGTATTAGACTAGACAGCAAAAAGAAACACGAACTGTTAAAAAACTTTAGAGACAATTATCTAGTTATAGGCGGTGTTTTAGACAACGTATGCAACTCAGCATGCCAGTTTTGTTGGGAAGGACTGTCAACTACAATAGGTAGTTTAAAAAAGAATATAATTAAATTAGAAAATGTTACTGCATTTGATAGTTTACCGCAAGATAGAATTATAGAATTAGACATTAATGGTGGAGAGCCAAGCTACAGTAAGAATTACAAAAAGTTATTAAACAACTTACCACCTAATGTTAAGATAGTTAGAATAAACACTAACGGAACACAGGTAATACCTGAAGTAAAGCAACTGATAGAGAATAAAGTTAAAGTTACAATTACATTGAGTTTTGATGGGACTGAATCAGTTAACGAATATAGTCGCTGGCCTATTAAATGGAAAAAATGGGACCAGGTAGTTAAAGAGTATAAACAATTAGCAGATGATAGTAATTTAATTGAAATAGGATTTTGGAGTACGCTGAATGTGTTTACTATAGCAGATTTAGAAAACATGTTAAGATATGCGGACTCAGTAGGAATACCATTTAGTTATGGTGTCTTAGAGTTTCCAGAACAGTTGAGTATAAAATATGTAAATCCGTTTACTGTAAAAGCAAAAGAACTTTTTCAAAAAACGGACATATTGTTGCTCAAACAACTTGAACCTTTGGTTGCTTCAAGTTATAATAATGAAAAAGAATTAGTAGAGTTTATAACTAAGCAAGATAAACTACGTAAGATTAGTTATAAAGATTACTTTGATATAGAACTAGGAGAATAACATGTCGTCAAAACCATTTGATGTAAGTAAGTTTAGAAAGAGCATTAGTAAGTCAATACAAGGGTTATCGATTGGATTTAACGATCCGACAGATTGGGTGTCAACAGGCAACTACGCCCTAAATTATTTAATCAGCGGCGACTTTAACAAAGGTATACCACTAGGCAAAGTAACAGTGTTTGCTGGTGAATCAGGTGCAGGCAAGAGTTACATCTGCTCAGGGAACATTGTTAAAGAAGCACAAGAGCAAGGTATCTTTGTAGTACTGATTGATTCAGAGAACGCACTTGATGAAGCTTGGCTACAAGCATTAAAGGTTGATACTAGTGCAGAGAAACTACTTAAACTTAACATGGCTATGATTGATGATGTAGCGAAAACAGTTAATGACTTTATGGTAGAATATCGTGCTATGAATGAGGAAGAAAGGCCTAAAGTATTGTTTGTTATTGATTCGTTGGGTATGCTACTAACCCCAACAGATGTTGCACAGTTTGAAAAAGGTGATATGAAAGGCGATATGGGCCGTAAGCCTAAGGCATTAACATCACTGGTACGTAACACAGTTAACATGTTTGGTAGTTGTAATGTTGGCATGGTATGTACTAATCATACATACGCATCACAAGATATGTTTGACCCAGATGATAAGATATCAGGTGGACAAGGTTTTATTTACGCTTCAAGTATCGTAGTAGCAATGAAGAAAATGAAACTGAAAGAAGACGAAGATGGCAACA